TCCGAAGGTGTGTGGAAAGAAGCCGTCAAAGAGGTCAAGTCGATCATTATGATCAAGAGCTTGCTCATGCCGGCAGTGAACCTTGCGGCTGATACTTTTCAGCTCATGGGTCGTGGAGTGCCACTGGCGACGATTGCCAAGAGCACTCCCCAGAAACTCTCCGAGATCAACGCCCATGTGAAGGGCAAGCTTCGCAAAATGGATGCCGAGGGTGAGCTCTTCGCTGCTCAGGGAGCCAAGAACTACAACAAAGTCCAGAAGCTCAAGGCTGAGATCCAGTCGATCAACGACAGTGATCGTCGTCTGTCGATCTGGCCCCTCATCAAGGCTGGTGAGTTCGGAATGGTCGCCGACGTAGGCAACTCAAGAGGTGACCTGGCCCTCACAGGAGGCAGGTTGCAGGAGTTCATGGAGGGTTTGACGAGCAAACTCCCCGAGGCAGTGCGAACTGCCGGCAACTATGCCCTCATCGGGGAAGACACGCCCCTTTATCAGGGCATCCAGAAGTCGATGGAGTACGGCGATTTCATCATGAAAGCGCTCTACTACGACCACTTGATGAAGAAGCCGGGCATGACGAGCCAGAAAGCGCTAGGCGAGGTCAGCGAAGAGTTCGTGAACTTCGATCGGTCTCAGGGACGTTTCCGCGGTTCTCTGGAAGAGCTGGGGCTTGCATGGTTCTACAACTATAAGCTGCGAAGCGCGAAGATCGCTCTGTCGGTGGTTCGGGATAATCCCGTCCACACACTGCTGGGATCTCTTGGACCCTTCTCAAGCACCGTGGGCGTCGAGAACTTCCTCGGCGACAACGTGTTCGGCAAGGCGTTGGAGGGTAACCTCCTGCACTCGATCGGCCCAGGCATGATGCTCAGGGCTCCGATGATGCACCCTCTGGCTCAGCTGCTGCATTGACGTGAAAAAGGGGATGATTCCTCATCCCCTTTTTGGCCTGAAGGTGAACCAGCAAAGCCCCAGAACTACGAGAATTCCGGCGATATATGGGGCCAATGCGATGATCACCGAAGTGATCATCAACATTGCGATCACCACCAGCACCCCGATGATCAGGATGCCAATGTCGCCCATCAGCTGTTTTTGGGCCGGCTCAGGCCCTTGAAGAGCGAACGAGCGCCGGAATTGGCAGGCGCCGCCTCAGTGTGAAGCGTCGTCGTCTCAGCAGTCGTCTCGGTCGAGTTGGCGCTCTGTCCCGACTCCTCGGCGACAGTCTCGACATCATTGCCAGTCTGCCCCTGGGATTCGTCGCTGACTTCGGTGGAAGCCTCGGGGGCCGGAACGACAACTGCCGAAGCAACGGTCTGAGAGCCGGTCCCGAAAGACGGGAAAGCCGGACGAGCAGCCGACTTCGGCTGAGCGATGACCGTCCCGATCGGCAGAATATCGATGACCGCTTTGAAGCCTTCGGCTCCGCGAGTCGCCGAGAGCTCGATGCCCATGGACATGCCATCGGCAACCTTGAGCTGACGGCCGACGTATTCCCGAATTGCCAATTCCAACTCGGTCTGAACCAAAGTAATCTGCATGTGTATCTCCTTAGAGTTTGCGTTTAGACGTAAAGTTTTCTGAGATTCTGGAACAACGGCGTGTTTACGCCTGCGTGAATGGCCCCAAGAGCATCTGCAACGTGTTCTGCTGCAAGTGTGATTTTCCCTCTATGCAGCGGGAAGTTCGCTCCTGGATACAGCGAAAGCGCCGAGGCGATCATGTCACCTTTGGTCGCATGGCCATTGCCAGTCATCGCCCTTTTCACCTCAGCCGCTGTGACTTCGATGATTTGAATACCTTGTGCCAGCATCGTTCCAAGAATGCCTACACAGAAGCCATATGACGCCATCGCTCGGGCTGACTGCGAACCTACGGGAACCTCAGCAAAGATGGCTTTAGCCCCTACTGATGCTTCCAAGACGGCTACAGCGAGCTGTTTCGTGGCGTCGAGATCCTTTGAGTTCTGCCGAACCTGCTTGTGGGTGATCCTTTCTGGCTCAATGACCTGAAGAAACACATCTTCAAGATACCCTGTCGTGAGGTCCAGGTTGCCTTTAGCAACCCCCCAGTGAGTGAGACTGGGGTCGAACCCCACAACAGAGATCTTCATGATCAGGCCTTGGCGCCGAAGAGGCTCTTGCGAGCCGGAGCGCCATTGCCTGCCTGCGGAGGACCGGACTGAGTCCGACCACCCGGCTTGCCGGCCTGGCCACCGGCGCCGCCCTTGATCGACCGACGATCGCGTTCCTTGCCCTTGTTGCGTTCGAGCCAGGCGTCCCAAAAGATCGCCGTTTCGAGACCCTGACGGGCTTCCGCCACGGTCATCTTCGATTCGGTGTGGAAGACCTTCTCGATCACGTTCGAGTTGCGGGTTTCGGCCGTGTCGACATAGCCGCCCTGGCCGTCCTTCTCGCTCTTGTTTTCGAGCTGCTTGACGATGGCGAGCGAGAGCGACTGACCGAGAAGCTCCGTCAGGACGGGCACCGATTTCGGCACCTCCTTCTTCAGATCCTTGTCGTAGATCTTGACCATCTTGTCTTCGGCGCTCTGTTCCGCCAACGGCTTGCCGGTCGCGATGATGCAGATGTCTTCGATGGTGGTGAAGCCGGGCAGAGGCACCTTCTTGGTCTTGTCATCCTTGTTGATGAACCAGTTTTCGCCCTTCTTGTTCGTGATGTAGACGGTCTCGCGGTACTCCTTGCCGTTCGCCTCGAAAATGAGGGTCACGTTGCGAGCGCCCTGCTCCGACTGGCCGGCATAGGCCATCTTGATCGGACCCGTGTAGATGTCCGATTCCCAGACCGAAAAGCCGCCGAGACGATCCTGCGACTCTTCGAGGCCATCGGATTTCAGATTGCCGAAAAGACTCATGTTCAGTGCTTCTTTCTTGTTGAAGTGGGACTCACCCACGTTGAGTTGCGGGTAAATTAAGACCCGTAGAAAGCTGTCAGGTGATCCAGGAGGATCTGACAGTCGTTGTCCATGTAGGTCTGGCTCTTGTCGAACAGACCCATGGGAGATCGGATCCTCTCTCCGATCGTGGACTTGGTCGGCCGAGTCTGGAACACATGCTTGTATCCCAGATCCCGCTCCTCGTCGGTGATGACCAGAAGGTTTGAAGCGTAAGGCTCCAAGTCCTTGATGGTCATCTTCTTGGTTCCGACCACCGTCGAGAAGTAGGATTCGACGCCGTTGTTCTTGAGCGAGCCCTTGATCGGCACGGAGGTCTTCATCTCCATGGCCTTCTCGTCGAGCTCGTCTTTCACATGGGCAGTGATGATGACGGGCTTGCCGAAGCGGGTGACCTTCTCCTGCATCAGCGTCTTGAAGAACTGTGCGTAGTTGCTCCAGCCCTTCATCGTGTCCGCCGAATTCAGCACGTACTGCGTTTCCATCATATCCATGAGGAACGTCACCGAATCGAGGATGATCCCATCGGTCTTGGCGAGTGCAGTGTACGTGGCGTAGTCGAACGCTTCGTGGACCTGATAAGGGTCTTCGATGCGATAGGGCTGGAACTTGTTCTTGAACGGAAGCCGCTTTCCGGCCTCGGTGTTCAAGTGCATCCAGCGTTCTTGGTTCCGAATATTGCGTAGACTGGCGCTCTTGCCAGTGGCTGAAAACCCAACGACCAACACCAGCTGATCATTGATCTCTAAAACGTCAGACATACGTCCTCACTTTGGGGCTTGAGACAGTGAGCCCCGAACCGAAATACGGCTCGGGGTTTCTGCTACGCAGCCAGGAGTTTCTGGTATCGCTTGCCCACGGTGACCATGATCGTGGAGTCGATCTCGTCGGCATCCATGGGATCCGAGAGCTTTTTGTTGAAGGCATGGACTTGTCGACTGACAGTGACGAGATCCAGACCGCTGTCCAAGAGCGCCAAAGCGAACTTGACCATGTGGTTATTCCGACTCCCCGTGACGATCCGTTGAGCGAACCACCGCTCAAGGTTGTCGAGTGAAGCCACAGCCTTGAAGTCCTTCTTATGGGCTTCGTTCTTCGAGGTCTTGGGGATGAATGGAAGGACGTCGAACAGGTCTCCATCCATGTTGTAGTGGTACTCACCACCCTCGAACGTCATCCACTTCTTGGACCGCTGGCTTGAACTCGCGTCGACATCGGCTGTCTTGAAGGGCAACCATGAGACGACCTCGTTCACCAGCTCCCCATACTCGTCTTTGTCGAGCTCAAGCCGATAATTGATCGGGATGATGAGCCTGAAGCGGTTCTCTTCGGGTGTGCTGCGCTTCGTCGTGTAGATGAAGTGCTTCACTTCCGTGAGAAGGCTGCGCACGAGGTCGACAGAGATGCCCCCATCCACGTCGAGCACGAGCATATTGAACCCAGGAACGACGTTCTCCTCGGCTCGGTGCTTGTTCTTGAAGTGATGGTTCGCCCAGTGCATGTCCTGCGCTTGGGTCAGCACATGAAGCTGATCGAAGGGAACAGGTTCCTCCGGGGGAGCATATTCGTAGGCCCAGTTGTCGCTGTACGAGAAGATCATGTCGTTGAGATCGGTCTCTTGCAGGGTTTCCCCCTTGTAGAACTCGATCCCGTCGACGAATGTCTTCTTGATGATGACGTTGTTCTTGTAGCCCCAGGCCGTAGCCAGGGTCATCATCTCGTTTCGCAGAGCGACACCCTTCTTGTAGAAGGGCAGAGCCTCGATCAAGTCCGCCTGAGTGAGGTCTTCACCACAGGTGGCGATGTACTTCGCCAGCTTCACATGGACTTTCTCGCGCTTGAGAATGGTGGTGAAGGCCACCCCAGACTCTTCGACGAGCAAGATCGCCTGTTGCAGATGAAGGAGTTCGATCTCGTTGCACTGATCGATAAAGGCCAAGGCCCCTGCCAGTTTCAGCGCCTTGAAGTACCGATGCGATAGCTCGGCCTTCTGGATCTCGGCATGGTCAGGCATCAACTCGGCTGCCTGTTCGCAGGC